TCTGCCTGCCACCGTGCTGGCTGCCCAGTATGCTGAGGCACACGCCACCGACCACCGCTGCCCTGTGAGCGGGTGGCGTTCTCAGCAGGGGTGACCCCCCCCCTGTTCGTTCGTGCAGTTTGGCAGTGTCCCGGTGCCGCCCCTTAGGGCGGTCCGCCCGCGTAAGGCGTCGATGCCCCCCTAAGCTAAAATTGATGGGTCCCCCTAGTCTACAAAGTGTTACGAAAGGCATCTATTTAATACATTAAAAAATAAAAAAAATTTGCTATATAAAACAAAAAAAGAAACTTTAATTACATAAAATGAAAAAAAATTCCGGAGATAATTTAAGACCCCTACAAGTTGATCCAATTACCGGACAATATTATGTTATAATTCCAGAGTGGATTGTCAACGAACTTTCCTGGTATGAAGACACCGAAGTTAATTTTAATCTAGAAGGAGATGAAATCATCCTTTCAGAGGTAGATTGACTTATTATAGATAATACTGTATGATAACCTTATAATTACACTTTCTTATGGCTAAAGGATTTACGGTAAAAGCAAAAACCCCCGCAACAACAGAACAAGAATGGGATTACGATAAAGCAAGAGAAATGGTTAAAGGAAAAGCCATTGTCTTTTGTTTACCTGGAAGAGGAGTCTCTTACACTTATCTGAAAAATTTTGTACAACTTTGTTTCGATTTAGTTCAGGCAGGAGCAAGCATTCAGATTTCTCAAGACTATAGCTCCATGGTGAATTTCGCACGTTGCAAATGTTTGGGTGCGAATGTTCTTCGTGGACCAGACCAAATTCCTTGGGATGGTAAACTAAACTATGACTGGCAACTATGGATCGATAGTGACATTGTTTTCAATACTGAAAAGTTTTGGCAACTTGTACTTATGGAAAAAGATATTGCTGCTGGTTGGTATTGCACAGAAGATGGGCGTACAACTTCTGTTGCACATTGGTTAGAAGAAAATGATTTCCGCAATAATGGTGGAGTAATGAATCATGAAACTTTGGAATCAATTTCCAAGCGTAGAAAACCATTCACAGTTGATTACACTGGATTTGGTTGGCTTCTAATTAAACATGGAGTTTTTGAACATGAAGATATGAAATATCCTTGGTTTGCTCCAAAAATGCAAGTATTTGAATCTGGTGAAGTTCAAGACATGTGTGGAGAAGATGTGAGTTTCTGTTTGGATGCAAAAGACGCAGGTTTTGAAATTTGGTGCGATCCTCGTATTAGAGTTGGTCACGAAAAGACAAGAATTATTTGATGGAAAACAAACCCTCACGATTTAATATCTTTTATAAAAAAGAAAAAATCTTCTCAGAAATTTCTGAAGAAGAATTTTTCGATGTGATGGAAGACATGGCTCAACAATTCTATGAGTCAGGATCTCCCGAACATCATGAAATCACTCACGAAATCTTGGAGAATTAATTATGGCTGTAAAATCAAAAACTGGATTGAATAAAAATAGTTCTTATATTCCTGGACCTCCTAAAAAATCTCGTCAAGGAGATGGCAAAGGTACGAAATATTCTGCTTCGTCTCGTAACGTATCCCGAAAAAAATATCGAGGACAAGGAAAGGGGTGACTCAAGATCTGGAAAAATGGATTCAAAAAGTCAAAGAATCTCATCCAGATTTAAAAGGATATTCAATATGTCCATTTGCAAAAACAAATACTTATAAAATTGTAAAATGTTCAATTAACGACATCAAACCTCTAGATGAGGAATTTGGTGTCGTTATTTTTATAGTTGAAGATGACTTAGATATTGAATATGGGTATAAAAAAATTGAAGAATTAAATCAAAAATACTCAAAGTATAAATTTTTTGATGATTTTCGTGATGATCCAAGCTTTATAAATGGAATTCAGACAAATAATGGATTATATAACTTAATTTTATACCAAAATGCACAATTTTTGACAAAAATGAGAAAAATTTTGGCAAAAACTAACTATTATGATTTGTGGGATGAAGAATATTTGAAAAAAATTCTTAAAAATGACTATAAAATGATTCAAAAAATCAGAAATAAATAATTTTTTACGCAAAACTGAATTGAAACGCTTTTCAATGGGTACACACCTGCTTTTGGAAGTTTATAATGTAAATTTTGAGGCGATTAATGACGTAGAATCGCTTCAAAATGTCATGATTAAAGGCATTAAACGTGCCAACATGACAATTTTAAATACTTTTTCACATTGTTTCATTCCACAGGGGTGTACGGTAGTAATTACACTCGCAGAAAGTCATGTTTCATGTCATACTTGGCCTGAAGAAGGATGTATCGCAGTCGATGTTTATACCTGCGGAGAAAAAAACCCCCGCCTAATCGCTTTAGAAATATTAAAATATCTCAATTCGGATCAATATTCTCTGAGAGAAGTGGAACGTTAAATAGAAATAAGGAGATAGGAACCTCCTTTATAAAAGTTCTGTTTTATATACTAAAACAGGAGCTACAATGTCTAATTTACCAGTCGATAGAGATTTAGATTATATGAAACAAATGTGGGGAACAACTCATTTAATCACTGATTATCAATCTCTAAACTCAGAAAAAAAGGTAATTCAAGAAATTATGCACGATGATTTACCTCAAAAAAAACATTATTTAAGAGAACAAACAGAATTGCATGAAAAAATTCGCAATGATGAGGATTATGATGATTGGGAGTATGGAACGGAGCCTAATTATGGTAAAAGTGGACTATAAATAAAAGTAAAACTAAAAAGCAGTGATTGAAAGAATATCTCGCCAATTTAAAGATATTAGCTTGTCTTTTGACATGCACCCTGTGACGCGAGATATTCTTGTTTTAAAAGATGCCGATGCAATTAAAAGATCCATTCGAAATATTGTTCAAACATTACCTGGTGAAAGATTTTTCAATTCAAATATTGGATCAGATGTGACAACAAGTTTATTTGATTTCATTGACTTTGGATCTGCATCAACAATTCAAAGTCAAATTAAAAATGCAATTATAAATTATGAGCCCCGTGCAGATAATATTAAAGTAGAAGTTATTCCTAGATATGATGAAAATGCATTTGAAATAACAGTATACTTTGATGTTATTGGGCAAGACTTTCCCCAACAGCAATTCACATATATTTTAGAGGCAACAAGAAGATAAAATGCCTTTTACAAAATTTACAAATTTAGATTTCGATCAAATTAAAACGTCAATTAAAGACTATCTCCGTGCAAATTCAACATTCACGGATTTCGACTTTGAGGGATCAAACTTTTCTGTATTAATTGATACGTTAGCATATAACACTTATATTACCGCATTCAATTCTAATATGGTTGTTAATGAGTCATTTTTAGACTCAGCAACTGTTCGTGAAAATATTGTATCTCTAGCACGTAATATTGGTTACGTACCACGTTCAAAGAAATCAGCAAGGGCAGTTATATCATTTACTATTAATGTTCCAGGAAATATTACAACACCACAAGTAACATTAAAATCTGGTCTTGTTTGTGTTGGTGGAAATGGAACTTCCTCCTATGTTTTTTCTGTTCCTGAAGATATAACAGTAAGTGTGACTAATGGAACTGCTTCTTTCAATAATATTCCCGTCTATCAGGGTATTTTTCTGAGCAAAACATTTACTGTAAATACATCATTGAATCAAAGATTTATATTGGATAACTCCGGAATTGATACACAATCAATTAGAATTAAAGTTGGAAATAGAAATTATAGTGTTGCTGATAATTTATTTGAAATTAATGGAACTTCAGAAATATTTTTAATTCAGGAAGTCTCTGATGAAAAATATGAATTATTATTTGGCGATGGAATTTTTGGTAAAAAATTAGAAAATGGAGTCACAATCAATGCAAGTTACATCGTTACAGATGGTGAAGATGGAAATGGACCAAGAGTTTTTACATTTTCTGGAACAATCGTAAGTTCAAATGGAAATACCATACCTCTAACATCAAGTGTTCCTATCGTAACGATCGAAGGGTCTGCAGGAGGAGCATCTATTGAATCAATTGATTCTGTCAAATATTTTGCCCCGAGAGTGTACTCATCACAGTATAGAGCAGTTACAGCAAGAGACTATGAGGCAATCATTCAACAATTATACCCAAATACAGAATCAGTTTCAATTGTTGGTGGTGAAGAGCTTGATCCACCACAATTTGGAACAGTATTAATTAGTATCAAACCAAAAAATGGAACATCAATATCAGATTTTACAAAAATAAGAATTTTAAATGATTTAAAAAAATATAGTGTTGCTGGAATCAATCAAAAAATTATAGATCTCAAATTATTATATGTTGAAATTGATAGTACCGTTTATTACAATTCTTCAGCAGTTTTAAATATAGAAAATTTAAGAACAGATATAATTAATAATCTAACCACATATTCACAATCTATTGATTTCAATAAATTTGGAGGTAGATTTAAGTATAGTAAAGTTATTCAAGTTATTGATAATGTTGATACTGCTATATCATCTAACATTACAAAAGTTAGAATACGAAGAAATATGAATGCAATATTAAATTCATTTGCTCAATATGAAATTTGCTTTGGAAATCAATTTCATAAAAATCCAAATGGATATAATATTAAAAGCACTGGGTTTAAAATCGCTGGTGAAGGAGATACAGTTTATTTCTCCGATGTTCCAGATTCGTCTAATCCAAATATTGGCATTCTATCGATTGTAAAACCAACAAGTATCCCAGAACAATATCAAGTTGTAAAAAAATCTATAGGAACAGTTGATTATCTTAAAGGAGAAATTATTGTTAATACAATTAATATTGTTGCAACAGATTTAGAAGATGGTGTAATTGAAATTCAAGCTTTTCCAGAATCTAATGATGTAATTGGACTAAAGGATTTATATTTAGTTTTTGATATTTCAGAAAGCATCATAAATATGAAAAAGGATACAATTACTTCAGGTGAGCAAATTTCTGGTATTGGATTTGACTCAACTTCAAGTTATTCAAACGGAAAATTAACGAGGTAATATGATTATAGCTGGTTTTGATTCTAGGGTTAAAATTCAACAAATTGTTGAAAATCAATTACCAGAATTTATTATATCAGAAACTCCTAAAGCAGTGGAGTTTCTGAAGCAATATTATATTTCGCAAGAATTTCAGGGTGGTCCTGTAGATATTGCCGAAAATTTAGATCAGTATAAAAAATTAAATAATCTAACTCCAGATGCAATCTCTGGAACTTCTATATTAACCTCTAATGTTGAAATAAACAGTTCAACGATTAATGTAAGTAATACAAAGGGATTTCCTTCACAATATGGATTACTTAAAATTGATAATGAGATAATAACTTATACTGGAATTACAACAAATTCTTTTACTGGATGTATAAGAGGTTTTAGTGGTATTGTTAATTATAAAAGTTCTGAAAATCCTGAAGAACTTGAGTTTTCTACATCGAAAGCTGAAACTCATACAACAGGAACAGTAGTTCAAAATTTAAGTTCTTTATTTTTAAAAGAATTTTATAAAAAATTAAAACAATCTTTGGCTCCTGGATTTGAAAATGTTGATTTTGTTTCAGAATTAAACGTTAATAATTTTATTAAAGAAATAAGAACTTTTTATCAATCAAAAGGTACATCAGAATCTTTTCGTATTCTCTATAACGTTTTATACGGTGTCGATCCTACAATTTTAAATTTAAAGGAATTTTTATTTAGACCATCTGATGCAGAGTTTATTAGAAGAGAGGTTATAGTTGCAGAATTAATATCTGGAAATAACCCAAATAATTTAGTTGGACAAACTATTAATAGTAGTGACAATACTGCATCTGCACCGGTTTCAGAGGTAGAAATTATAACAAGAAATCAAAAAACTTATTATAAAATTCAACTTTTTGCAGGATTTGATGATAAAAGTTTAATTCAAGGAACGTTTGAAATTACTCCAACAACTAAAGTAATAGAAAAAGTTAACATAAATTCTTCAGTTATTACAGTAGATTCTACAATTGGTTTTGGTGAATTTGGAACTTTAATATCTGGTTCAAATATAATTAAATATACTAATAAAAGTATTAATCAATTTTTTGGATGTACTGGTATAGATACTGAAATTAATTCTGGATCAGATATACGATCTGATAAAATAATTTATGGTTATGAGAATGGTGACACTTCTAAAAAAGTAGAATTTAGAATAACAGGTGTATTATCAGATCTAGAAAATCAAAATGATATTTATTTCAGGTCAATTGGTGATGTTATTTCTGTAAAAAATATTGGGGAAAAAATAAAAAATCCATCAAATAAAAGTTATAAAGAAATTGTATTTAATTCTTGGATTTATAACACAAGTTCAAGATATGAAGTAGAATTCTTTACGGTTAATAACAATATAGTAACTCTTTATGATTTGCCTGATAAGTCGAGTCTCAAAATAGGAGACTCTGTAAATGTGTTAAACAGAAATTCTGAAGATATTATTGTCAATAATGCAATTGTAACTTCAATAAACAATAAGATTGTTGAATTAAATAAGAATATAGTAGACATTAATCAAAATACAAAAATAAGTATAAGAAAAAATATTGATTATGCAGATTCAACAGGTATTGAATTAAAATATCCAAAGATAACTGCTAATGTTCAAAATACATATGATGAGAATTCAAAATTTATACATGTAGCGTCCAATTCGTTACCCAGCTATACAATTACTAAACAAATAATAAGTAAAACTCTAGATATTACTTCATCATCTAATTTAAATGATATTTTTTCAGGTGCAATTATATCACTTGACGGAACAACAAAATATAGTATTATTTCTTTTGAAACTGAAGTTCCATTTATAACAGGAGATGCTGTAATTTATACAGGTTCTTCAAATCCTATTGAAGGGTTGGTTTTCAATAGAACCTATTATGTAGAAGTTTTAGACTCGTCAAATACCGAAGATATTAAAAATAAAATAAGATTATATAACGCAAGATCTTTTATTGGAACTAATAATTATATCCAATTTTTAAAATCTTCAGACACATCTACTCATACATTTACTCTAGAAGAACAGGCACAAAATAAAAAATTAGCTCCTAAAAAAGCACTCAGAAAAATATCTTTAAGTCCTAATATTCAATCTGGAGATGGAATTGAAACTCAACCAGGACCAGTTGGTATGTTAATCAATGGTGTTGAAATTATCAACTATAAGTCAAACGATAAAATTTATTATGGCCCACTTACAAATCCAAGTATTATTAATTCTGGTTCTGATTATGATGTTTTATCGCCTCCTAAAGTTATAGTATCAAATCCCAGTATTAGTATTGGAACAACTGCACTTGTAGATTTGATAATCAGAGGAAATCTAAAAGAAGTTTTAGTTGATCCAAACGATGTCGATATTGAAAGAGTAATTTCTGCTACTATATCTGGAGGAAATGGTTCTGGAGCTGTTTTACAGCCAATAATAGAAGAAAGATTTAGGGAACTTAATTTTAACGCACAAATTTCAACTTTGGGTGGTGGACTTAATGTAGAAGAGGAAACTATCTCATTTTTAGAGTTTCATAACTTACAAAATGGAACTCCAATTGTATATAATTCAAATGGAAATACTCCGTTAGGAATTGGAACTTTTAGACAATCAAATACTGATCAATCAAGATTTTTAATAAATGGTTCAGTATATTATCCTGAAGTAATTAATACAAGTTCAATTAGATTGTATAATAGTATATCTGATTTAAGTGCTGGCATTAACACAGTTGGGTTTACAACTTCAAATGCTGGTGGTATTCATAAATTTAGATTGTTGAATGGTAAAAAGATTTTAACAGATATTCAAGTTCTTGATGGTGGATCTGGATATGAAAATAGAAGTTTAAAAGTTAAACCAACGGGAATATCTACAACTTCAAATACAATAAGTTTTCAAAATCATGGATTTAATCATGGAGATTTAATTAATTACAGAACTTCTGTTGGATTTGGATATACATTTGATCAACCAATAACTGGATTATCAACAAATAATCAATATTATGTTATAAAATTAGATGATACAAAGTTTAGACTTGCAAATGCTGGTATTAAAACATCAGCACCATTAAATGATGATTTTAATCAAGGAAAATATGTTACATTTTCATCTACAGGATTAGGTCAACAAATATTTGAATATCCACCAATAACTTTAAATCTTGAAATTGAATATTCTGGAGTAATTGGAACAATCACTGCTAGTCCATTGTTTAGAGGAGAAATTATTGGATCTTACTTATACGAACCAGGAACCGATTATGGATCTAAAATTTTAAACTTCCATAGACGACCTATAGTAAATTTAAGAACTGGAAATTCTGCACAATTAAAACCAATTATAACTAATGGTAAAATTGTTGGAGTTGAAGTTCAAAATAGTGGATCGAATTACTCATCATCTCCAAACTTAATCATTAATGGCGATGGAATAGGTGCCAAGTTAAGAGCAAATGTTGTAAATGGTAGAATTCAAAATGTTATTATAATTAATTCTGGATCTAATTACAACTCAAAAAATACATCTATTAGAGTTGAACCGAATGGAAAAAATGGTGCATTGACACTAGATGTTAGATCATTAACGATAAATAACGAAAAAAGATTTTCTGATGAAATTTTAACAGAAGATGGTGAAGATTTATGTTATGGAATTGTTGGATATTCTACTGATAGAGAGGGAAGATCATTTGCAGATATTGGTCAATTAGAACATTCTAAAATAATTGGATGGTCTTATGATGGAAATCCAATCTATGGCCCATATGGATATTCAAATCCAGATGATGACAATTCTCAAGTAAAAATACTACAAACTGGATATGTAGCAAATAATTTTAATATTATTAATCGTCCAGATGGATATAATTTAGGATTTTTTGTTGAAGATTATGTTTATACAAATAATGGCGACTTAGATGAATATAATGGTAGGTTTTCAAAAACACCAGATTTTCCAAATGGCGTTTATGCATATTTTGTAGGAGTTTCCACTAATTTAACAACAAATAAATTGGAACCAAAATTTCCATATTTTATAGGTAATAAATATAGATCAAAATTTTATGCAGATTTAAATCAAAAACAAGATTATGATTTTAATAATTCAAATCTTGTTAGAAATACATTTCCTTATAGAGTATCAGAAAAATATTCCAGTAATGATTTTATCATTGAATCAAACAAATTAATACAACAAAATTCTCTAGTTGAATCTGTCTCTGATGGGTCTATAGAAGATTTATCTGTAATTGAATCTGGGAATCAATATTCTGTGGGAGATTCTTTAATTTTTGACGAAACTGAAACAGAAGGTAGTGGTGCTTCAGCAGTAGTAAGTTCACTTGTAGGTAAAAATATAACAAGAATATTAACAACATCTGAAATATATGAAAATTCTTTAGTACTTAGAAAAACTCCCGATCAAATTCAAGTTAAAGTTTTTCCATATCACAATCTCTTGGATGGAGATACCGTACAAATTTCTGGTGGACTTGCAGATTCTGTTGAAAATTTAGTGGGATCACATAAAATAGGAGTTTCTTCAGAATTTTCATCATTAATTTATTCGATGCCATCAAATACAACTATTGGAGTTGTAACTGATATTTACATTTCACCATTTCCAAGTAATATACACATTGGGTCAGAACTTAATATTGAGGATGAAAATTTATTTATTTTAAATATTTTTGAAAGTAAAAATATTTTAAGAGTTTCTAGAGGAGTATCAGTTGGACATACTTCAGGTACAAGAGTAAATTTTTATACCGATACGTTTTTAGTCGATTTAAAAACACCACATTTTAATTCTAAAATAAATGAAAAAGTTTATTTTAATCCAAATATTTCTGTAAGTTCTGGATTAGATACAGGAACTTTTAACACTATTCATTATCAACTTGGAAATCAATCCAATTCAGTTTCAGTAGAAACACAAAGTCTTTATATACCAAATCACCCATTTAAAACTAATCAAAAAGTTCTATTTGTGAAACCTAATGATTCTGGATCATTGATTGTTAAAAACGTTTCAGATACATCATTTTTTACTCTTCCAGAATCTGGAAATAGTCAATATGTTTATGTAATTAATAAAACTCCAAACACAATTGGAATTGTGACAAATGTTGGTTTAACAACAACTGGCGGATTATTTTTTAACAATACTGGTTCAGATAATAATTATTATTACTTTGAACCAGAATACGAACAGATTACTGCCGATGTAAAAAAAATTACATGCCAGGTTTCAATTTCCACAAATCATGATTTACGTTATGGTGATAAAATTTCATTAATGGTAAATCCAGGATTATCAACTGGAATTGGAACTACTTCTTCAAATATCACTATTAAATATAATGCACAATATAATAAAATTTTAGTTAATCCTATTGGATTTAGTTCATCTAATCTTGATACAACCACAAATAAAATTAATATTTTATCTCATGGATTAAAAACAGGACAAAAAGTTTTTTATAATTCTGAAGATTCGATTGCATCTGGATTAGATACTGGTGGTTATTTTATTCATAGGATTGATGATGATTATTTTTACTTATGCGATACTTATAAAAATTCTATCTCTTTTCCACCAAGATTTGTGAGTATTGGTGAAACTGGTGGTGCATTGCAGCAAATTAGTCTAATAAATCCACAATTAAATATAATTAAAAATAATAATGTTGTATTTGATGTATCAGATTCATCTCTTTCGGGATTATCTTTAAAATTCTTTTATGATTCCGAATTTAAAAATGAATTTATATCCACTGGTGATGAATCTTCTTTTTCCGTTTCTAAGATTGGAACTATTGGAGTTTCAACTTCGGCCTCAATAACTATAGGGTTTTCAGCAAATTTACCATTTAATTTATTTTATACTTTAGAAAAATCAGGATCTCTAGTTTCAGTAGATTCTGATGTTATTAATCGCTCTCAAATTTTATATCAAAATAGTGCTTATAATGGAGAATACAATATATTTGGTGTGGGGAATACAACATTCAATATATCTTTAAATGAAGTACCTGAAAAGTATTCATATAAATCATCAGAATGTGATGTTCTTAAGTATACTACAAATTCTAAAACTGCAACGGGAGGAATTGACAAAATTGATTTAATATCCGGTGGTTTTGGATATAAGAAATTACCTTTCGTTTCTAAAATAAACACTTTAAGTTTTGGATCTAATGCTATTATTGAAGCGGATTCAAAAAGTATTGGAAAAATTGAAAACCTTAGAATTTTAAATGAAGGATTTGAGTATTCATCAGATAAAACTCTTAAACCAAAGGCCGATATACCTAGATTGATAAGGCTTCAAAATTCTGATAAAATTGAAAGTATTAATGTTACATATGGTGGAAAAAATTTCATCTCCCCACCAACTTTATCTTTAGTTAACAATAATACTAGAGAAAAGATTTCTTCTGGGCTTTTGATGGCAAAATTAAGAGGAAGTGCTGTAGTTAATGTTAATGTTATTGAAGAACCAAAAGGATTAGAGTCTGTTGAGCATACAATTTTTACTGAAAATAATAGTAATGGTGTTTCAATAGAAAGAATTTTGAGTTATGTGGATGGAATTGTAGAATGTGAATTATCCACTCCCGCAGTTAATGGGTTTATTACTCCCCCATTTGCAATAGGAGATTATATTTTTGTTGAAGGTATAAAAAGACGATCTATCACTAGTGATCTTGGTGTAACTATTACACCAGGAACGGGATTTAATTCTGCAGAGAATGGATATCAATTTTTTAAGGTAGTTGACTTTATTAATTCTAATCCTGCCATTTTAAAATATAACATAGGAGATTATACTGATAATGCAGGAATTCCAATTACAATACAACCATTTTTTACTAGTATTGTAAATCAAAAAAATTATCCAACTTTTATATTTGACAGAGTACCTAGCATATTTTTTACTGGTGAAAAATTATTGATTAATAATCAACCATCAGATTTAGTTGTACAAACATCAAATAAAAATTATTTAACTATTTTGGGTGAAAATAGATTATCATATAATGATTTACTAAGTGGCACACTATCGGGAAATCTATCTAGAGTAAATAAAGATATTTCTTTTGAAAAATATTTTAATGTTGATTATTCGAAAAAAAGGTCTTATGGGTGGAAAAATGATAGTGGTAAGTTAAATAATAGTTATCAAGTTTTACCTGATAATGATTATTATCAAAATTTATCATATTCAATTAAAACTACCGGAGAAAAATATAAAAATAATGTAGTTTTAGATTTTAATAGAGTTAAAGATTCAGTAAATCGTCTTGTTCACCCCACAGGATTTAAAAATTTTGCAGATGTTGGTATAACATCTAGAGCATCAATTGGGATAAGTTCAGATCAAATATTAAACCAAATTTTAGATTTTGTCTCTGAAGAGAGAATAGATACTTTTAATAATTTTGATTTAGCTTTAGACTACTTATCTAGTTTAAATTTTTCAGATGCTATTCTTTTTAGAAATAGAAAATTAGCAGATTATATTGAATGCATTTCAAACAGAGTTCTTCAAATAGATGATATTAGTAGTAAATTTTCTAGTGCAGAATTTAATAGGGATGATTTCATTGAAGTAATTGAATATTCGGTAACAGATCAATTCTCAAAATTTTTGGTACAAATAACTGATGAAAATAAAATCAATATACAAACCAGTGAAGTTGTTGTTTTAAATAATTATGATAATACATACACCTTAAATAAAATTGATCTTTATACTGGCGATTCTTTATTAGGAAATCTTAGTGGAACATTTGCAAGTAATGGAAATACTGCATTAAGATTTGACCCAATAAATCCACTAATTTTTAATTATAATATAAAAATATACAGAGATTATTTTTCATCAAATCTAATAAATATCGAAGAAAATTTTAAGGATATTGGATTTCTACGTCTCAGTGGAAGAACTGAAAATTTCGAGACTGCTGGAATAACTACAGATATATTTAAATCTCAATTATCTTCAATAGATACAGTATATGCTAATGTTTTTATAAGAAACGAAGATACATTAGATATGAACTATTTTGAAATTTTAGCATATCATGATGGTGATAATGGATATATTAGTGAATATTGTTTTGATACTGAAAATAATATAAGTGGATCATCTTTTGGATTTATTGGTACTTTTGGAGTCAGTATAATTAATGATGTACTTAGTCTCAATTTTACAAATAATACAAATAATAATATTACTGTAAAAGCAAAAACGGTTGGATTTGGTTCGACTTCTTCCGGAATAGGAACTTATCGATACTTAGTAGAAGATCAAGATCCTGGAACTGAAAAAAGTGCCAGACTAGAGACATCATATCAAATTTCTACCGGAATTACAACAGTTGCATCTTATGAATTGGGTGTCGAATCTACTTTAAAATCTTTAATTAGAGTTGGAGTGGGAAACACGGTTGCGCTTCACCAAGTTCTTGTTGTATCCGATAACAATACAGTTAATATTCAACAATATCCTTTCTTATCTGTTGGATCAGCCTCTACTACTGGAATAGGAACTTTCGGAGCTGAAATAAGTGGGAACAATGTTATAGTTAAGTTTTATCCCGATTTAATGTTTTCTTCTGAAAATATTTTAATTCAAGAATTTAATCAATTAATATATTTTGATGTTGATGAGTTCAATAATCCAGATAGTTTTACTTATGGTGATGTTATTGAAGAACTCTCTACTGCATTTTATGGATCATTGAATAATTTTGGAAAAGATAGATTAGAATTTGATTTAAATTACGAAGGAACTCCTATTTTTGAAAAAACATTTAATCCCAAAAATTTAAATATTTTAGATAAGTCTACGGGAATATTTACGATTCCAAACCACTTTTTTCAAACTGGTGAAGAATTAATTTACACACCTTATTCGACTATTGATGGTATAGATGCGAGTCCAATTGGAATTGGAACTACCATATCTGGTGGTAGAGATTTTGTTGGTGACTTTATAGTTGGATTTTCCACTATCACCGGTATTGTTTCGACAAATGGAATTAATGTTGGAGATCTAATTATTGGGGCATCATTGCCTGAAGGAACATCAATAGTTTCCATTGGAGAAACATATACTTATTTTGTTGGAAGTGTTGTATCCGGAGGATCTTCAATTATTACTGGAATTGCAAATACAAGTGTTTTAACAATTGGGTCTGGAATTTTTTCTGAAAATAATATTGGAATAGGAACAATTATTTCTATTGGAACAAATTCTATAATATCGACTGAAGTCATTGATGGGGGAACTGACATTATTTTCTATTCCGATCAATTAAAAACCTCTTTAGAAGTATCTGAAGTTTCTATTGGGAATACAATCAGAACGAATTTTATCACTGGAATTATAACAGATATTGCACCAACGAGAGTTTATGCAATTAGAATAGATAATGATAATTTTAAACTTACTGGCGTAAGTGGTGGGAGTGGGATAGGATTTACCTTTACAAACAATGGATCTGGAAATTTACACAAGCTTGAAATGAAAAAGAAGTTAGAAAAATGCTTGATTACAGTTAATGGTGTAAATCAATATCCATTGATATGGACTCCAGTAAATCATACTATACAATACAATGGTGGATCAATAGGTGCAGGAATAACTTTTTTTGGACTTTCTGGAATATCTTCTATAGCACCTAAGGATTTAATTAAAATAGATGATGAATATGTTAGAGTTATTAATGTAGGATTTGGAACAACAAATACTGGACCTGTTACGGGTGTTGGAACCATTCCTATTGTTGAAGTTAATAGGGGATTTGTCGGAACATCTGCTACGTCTCATTTAGATGGAACTGAGGCCAGAATTTATAGAGGTTCATTTAATATTGTTGGAAATAAAATTCACTTTACAGAAGCTCCTGACGGAAAAGGAAATAATAATAGATTAGATCAAAGTGGACTACCTCTTCCAAAATCTACATTTAATGGTAGAGTGTTTTTACGTAGAGACTATGAATTTAATAAATTATACGATGATGTATCATCACAGTTTACTGGAATAGGAAGAACATTTAATTTGAGTGTTCAAGGTCAAAATACTTCTGGAGTTGAACCTGGAAGTGGATTAGTGTTTATTAACGATGTATTTCAAACTCCTGATACTGAAAATAATGCAGGAAATAATTACGTATTAACATCATCAGAAAATTCAGGAATAACAACTATAACTTTTACATCCATTACTAGACCGAATAGTGATGATGTAATAATTGTTGATTCTGATGTTAACCAAAATCAAGTTCCACGTGGAGGTATTATAATCTCACTTGGATCGACAGGAGGTTTGGGGTATGCTCCGTTGGTTGGTGCTTCAGTAACTGCCGTTACTAATGGAGCAGGTAGTATTATATCTGTTGGCACTGGATCTACTGATATAGTAGGATCTGGATATCGTGGAGGAACTATTTCAGTAGGTGTAACTGATTCAACAGGAAGTGGAGCTGTTATAACTGCTACTGTAGGTGCTGGTGGAACGCTATCATTCAATATATTGAATGGAGGTAGTGGATACACTAACCCAATGTTTAAGATTGATAGTCCTTCATATGAAAATCTTTCTATAATTGGTGTTTCTAGACTTTCTGTTGGAAATACAACGGAAACTGGAATTGGACTTTCTGTAACCGTTAATGTTGGAGAAAGTTCTGTAACTGGAGTTGGGAATAGTTTTTTTGAGGTTAAATCTTTTAATATTACAAAACCAGGATACGCTTTTATGCGTGGAGATAAATTTGAAGTCGTTGGATTGGTTACTGATGCAAGATTATCATCTCCTATAGAAAAATTAGTATTTACTGTTGAGGAAATATTTGTAGATTCTTTTGCATGTTGGCAATTGGGTGAACTTGATTACATTGACAGTATTAAAAATTTCCAAGATGGTTTTAGAACTAGATTTCCACTTTTTAGAAATAATGAATTATTGAGTTTTGAAAAAGATAAGGGTAATATAGAATCAAATTTAATTGATTTTAATACACTATTGTTAATATTTCTTAATGGGGTTATGCAGGAACCTGGTGTTTCTTATACTTTTAATGGTGGAACCACGTTTAGATTTAGAGAACCTCCAAAGCCAGAAGATAATATTGCAATATTTTTCTACAGAGGAACAAGAGATGTTGATAGTTCTTTAATAAATGTAAATGAAACGGTAAAACCAGGAGACACTTTAAGATTAGACAAGCATAATTTTATACCTTCTACAGTACCTCAAACAAATCGTATTGTTTCTTTAATCCAAAGTGCAGATGTCTTAGAAACTGGGGTATACTTAGGTGATGGGGTAGATGAAAATATTTTCAGACCTATACATTGGGAAAAACAAAAAAGAGATTTGATAATTAATCAGAATTTTGAATTTAAATCAAGAGATTCTATTGAAACTCTTGTAGTTCCATCTGCAAAGATTATAAGTAATGTTTCTCCTACAGATGGGGAAATTTTTGTAGATGATGCACAATTTTTTAAATATGAGGAAAATGATCCAAATACATCAACAGTAATTCAACAATTTGAAGGTTTAATAATAGAATCAAATGAAATAATTTCTGCAGGATTTACAGCTAATGTAAGTGCAGCATCTACAATAGAATCTATCGAAATATTGACCGGAGGAAATGGATACACACCCGGTTCTATACTAACTCTGAAAATTGCAAATCCTATAGGAATTGGTAGTACAGCAACTGCCACGGCCTCAGTTTCTGCAGCAGGAACAGTATCTTCCATATCAATAACTAATCCTGGAAGTGGATATACTGTCACAAATCCACCACAAATTATATGCACTCCTCCGGAGTTTACTAGAGAATTAATACCCCAAATTAAATTTGCTGAGGGTTTTAGTGGAATAATAACTGGAATAACAACATCTACTGGAACTGGATCAAATCCTTTAGCATTACAATTTAATCTTCAATATGATTCATTAACAAATATAGATTCTCTTGTTGTCGGATATCCAATACTTGTATCACAAACAAATATTGGAAATGGAGTTATTTCAATTAACTCTTCTGATAATGATGTTGTTGGAATAGGAACATCATTTTTTGATAATATTTTTATAATTAATCAAATTTCAAGAGATAACTTAGTTGGAGTAATAACTTGCAATGTTTTATCAACATCAAATATTTCTGGCATTTCAACTAATGGAAATTTTTGTGGACGATTTTCTTGGGGAAGATTGAGCGGAATAAGTAGATCTAATAATCCAGTATCTATAAATGTAAGTGGATACACTGTAAATAGTGGCCTTACAACATATCCACAAATACTTAGGAGAGGTTATGGATTAAGAAACACTGGCGGATTAAGTAAGGAACTTAAATAATTAAGTATAAATATAAAAAAAAGATAGTAATATGTCTGCAATTGTTACGGATCAATTTAGAATTTTAAATGCGAATAACTTTATTGATTCGATTCAAGATACCAATAATTCTTATTATGTTTTTTTGAGTCTCCCAAATCCATCAAGTGTTGGATTTGGTCGTTCTACTACATGGGATACAAATGTTCCTAGTCCAATTGATAGTATAAATTATTTAAATCATGTAAGAGATACAATTGTTTTTGGAAAAAGAATAACAGCAAATAATGTAAGAAGATTAATTAGAAGAGTGAACTGGACACAGGGAACAATATATGAAATGTATCGCCATGATTATGATATTTACAACCAATCTCCACAAACTAGCTCTACTAGATTATATGATGCAAATTATTATGTAATTAATAGCGATTACAGAGTTTATATTTGTATTGATAATGGTTCAAATGGAACAAAACCTGGTGGAAATTTTTCTCAAGATGAGCCAACATTTATTGATTTAGAACCATCCAGAGCTGGAGAAAGTGGTGACGGATACATTTGGAAATATCTTTTTACAATATCTCCAAGTGATATTATTAAATTTGACTCTATAGAATATATTCCCGTTCCCAATGATTGGGAAACTTCAATTGATGCCCAGATTCAAGCAGTTCGTGAAAGTGGAGACGCAACTGTTAATAATAATCAAATAAAAAAAGTTTATATAGATAAACAAGGTTCTGGATATAATGTTACAAATGCGGAATTAGATATTATTGGGGACGGTAGCGGTGCAAAAGTTATAGTAAATGTTAATGCTGGAAAAATAACTGAAGCTACAGTTTCTTCTGGTGGAAAAAATTATTCATATGGTAGAGTTGATTTGTCACCAATTAACTCTGGAGCAACAGAATTTGCACGATTAATACCAATTATTCCACCATCTAAAGGTCATGGTTATGACATTTATACGGAACTTGGAACTGATAAAGTTTTAATTTACTGTAGATTTGATGATTCTACAAAAGATTTTCCTGTAGATACTAAATTTTCTCAAATTGGGATTATTAAAAATCCAACAAGAGTAGGATCCTCTACTTCAATATTTACAGAAGGTCAATTTTCAAATTTAAATTCTTTAAAACTTATATCACCTGTTACCAATTCATCAGATGCTATTCCAGGTACAAAAATATTTCAATCAGTTACTGGAGTTGGAACGGCAGTGGGTTATATTGCATCATATGATGATGAAACTAAGGTTTTAAAATATTTTTCAGACAGATCATTATATTTTAACGCAGAGTCATATGATCAAAAAGATTCTTTCAATGTTGTTAATGAGTCTACTGTAGTTAACTTTAATCCTTTTGGTGGTGTGATTACATCTGAAACAAACTTTAGTTGCACAATAGATTCAAATTTTAATGGAATAACAACATCAGTTTCTTCAACCAAGATAGTAAATTTAGCAACTCAATTTACCGATGGTATTGCATTAGGAGAGATAAATAAAAGAAGTGGAACTATTCTTTATTTAGACAATAGACCCGTGGTTACAAGAAATCCAAGACAAAAAGAAGACATTAAAATTATACTGGAATTTTAAAAAATGTCCCAAAAAACAAACTTAAATATATCACCATATTTTGATGACTTTGATCCTGCTAAAAATTTCCACAGAGTCTTATTTAAACCAGGATTTCCAGTTCAATCACGTGAATTAGTAACATTACAATCTATTTTACAGAATCAAATACAATCTTTTGGTTCTCATTTTTTTAAAGATGGATCGGTTGTTATTCCTGGAAATATCATATATGATTCAAATTATTATGCAGTAAAAATTAATGATTCACATTTGGGGTTAGATGTTGGAATATATCTAAATGAATTAATAGGTAAAAAAATTAAAGGGCAAAATTCTCAAATTACAGCAATTATTCAGAATGTAATTACTAAAACAGAATCTTCTATTGATACTTATACATTATATGTTAAGTATTTAAATTCAGATGCAAATTATAATATTAACCCATTTACAGATGGTGAAACTTTAATAACACTTGATACATTTAAATATGGAAATACTACTATAAATTCTGGGCAAACAATTGCATCATTAATAAACTCCAATGCAATAGCAACGGGATCTGCAGTGACAATTACTGAAGGTGTTTATTTTATAAGAGGAACATTTGTAAAAGTAAATGAAGATACTTTAATATTAGACCAATATACTAATACCCCTTCTTATAGAATTGGTTTGAATATTTTAGAATCTATAGAATTTGCATCGGCAGAAAACCAAGATTTATTTGATAATGCTAAAGGATTTTCAAACTTTTCAGCTCCAGGAGCAGACAGATTAAAAATTTCAACATTTTTATCCAAAAAAGCACTTACAGATTTAGATGATAAAAATTTTATTGAAATATTAAGAATATCTAATGGAGTAATTAAAAAAATACAAGATAGCAATACTTATTCATTAATAAAAGAGTATATTGCAAAAAGAACATATGATGAATCTGGAGATTATGCACTTACACCATTTACAATTGAGGTAAAAGACTCTTTAAATAATCAAATTTCGTCCGATGGAATATATCTAGAAACACAAAAAACTGACCAGAATAATATTCCATCATCAAATCTGTTATCGGTAAAAATTTCTCCAGGAAAAGCATACGTAAAAGGATTTGATATAGAAAAAAATGAAACTACTATCTTAGATGTAGAAAAGCCAAGAGATAAATTTTCATTATCTACATCATCTGTTCCATTTGAAATGGGGAACTTATTAAAAATTAATAATATTTCTGGATCCCCGGTGATTGGCATTGATAATAATCATACTATAGGATTATATGATCAAAGAAAAAATTCAACTATTGCAGGAAGTGGAACAGAAATTGGAAAAGCAAGAGTATATTCATTTAATCTAAGTAATACACCATATTCTAATAGTGCTACAACTTGGGATTTATACTTATTTGATATTCAAACTTATACTAAGTTAACATTAAATCAATCTTTAAGTTCTATTGAATGTCCCATATCTACGTATATTAAAGGATTGAGTAGTGGAGCTTCTGGATACGTTGTTTCTTCTCCTACAAACGAAACAATAACTATTACTCAAACTTCTGGTTCATTTAGTCCTGGAGAGAAAATTTTAATAAATGGTTCAACAATAATTTCAAGAACAATAGAAAATATCAGAGCATATAGTATATCTGATATAAAATCAGTATATCAAGATTCAAGCTCTATTGGATTATCAACAGATTTTGCTGCTGATACATTTTTAACAAGTAGATTAGCACCTAACTTTAATTCAAATGATATTTTGACTATTAGCTCATCTGGAATTGCTACTTGTGCGGGAAGAAATTTTTCAGGAATTTCAACTAACACAATTATTAAATATCAAAGATCTGGGTTTAGTACAGAAACATTTAACAGAATTTCACAGGTTTCATCAGATGGACTTTCAATCACTCTTTCTGGAGTTTCAACAGTAGCAGGTATTTGTGATGGTGGAGTTCCAAATACTTTAACTAATGTAACATTTTCATTAGGAATTCCTTCTATTCAAAATGAAGAAAATGCATTTTTATATGCAAAATTAAACAATAAAAATATATCTGATGTTAATTTTACTAATTCTGATATAAAAGTTACCAGACAAACTACAGGAAAATCTACCAATTCTGTCGGAAGTTTATCATTGAGTTTATCTGATGTTGGGATTACAAGTGCATATTTTGAAACTTTCGATACTGAAAGATATTCTATATTTTATTCCAATGGAACTGTAGAACCATTGACTTACGATAAATTTTCTTTAGATAGTTCTGGAACTTTTATTACTTTTAGTGGATTAACTCCAAATCAATCTAACGTTACCATTAATTCTACTGTTAAGAAAAATTCAATACGCAATAAACAAAAAATATATGTAAGAAGTCAAAAACTTGAAATTAATAAATGCATTTCTGGAATTTCTACAACAATTTCTGGTCTTTCAACAAGTCCTTTTTACGGATTAAGAGTTGAAGATGAAGAAATTTCTCTAAATGTTCCAGATGTAGCAAATATTATTGCAGTTTATGAGTCAGTTAATATATCATCGCCAATTTTAGATGGATTAAATTTTCAAAATGGGCTAAATTTAAATACCAATTCTATTTTGGGTGAACAGATTGTAGGTCAGACTAGTGGTGCGGTTGCACAAATAGTTACAAGAAATACTTCTACAAAAATTGAATTTGTTTATTTAAATTCAAACAGATTTATTAATGGAGAAACAGTAGTATTTAAAGAATCAAATATTTCTGCACCAATTCAATCAGTTGATGTTGGTTCTTATATTGATAGAACACAAGAATATACTCTTGATAAAGGACAAAGAGAACAATATTATGATTATTCAAGAATAGTTAGAAAAAATCCGAATACTTCCCCTGCGAGAAAACTTCTAGTAATTTACGATTATTATAATGTACCATCTAGTGATAATGGAGATGTTTACACTGTAAATTCATACGATTCTGAAAGATATCAAAAAGACATACCAATTTTATCAAATAATACTAGAGCATCAGATATTCTTGATTTTAGACCAAGAGTTTCTCCTTTCACTTCTACTTCTTTATCACCATTTGATTTTGCAAGTCGTTCATTTTCATCTGCAGGTAATAATCCAACTTTGGTATTATCTCCAAATGAAAGTTCTACAATTGGATACTCATTTTATCTTCCTAGAATAGATAAAATAGTTTTAAGTAAGAGTGGTTCATTTAACTTAATAAAAGGAGTTTCTTCTTTAAATCCTAAGGCTCCATCTTCGATTGATGATTCTATGGATATTGCGATAATTGAATTTCCCGCATATTTGTATAGTCCAACAGATAGTGTAGTTAGACTTACAAATAATAAAAGATATACAATGAGAGACATTGAATCTTTAGAAAATAGAATTGAAAATTTAGAAATAGCATCATCTCTTTCTTTATTAGAATTAAACACCCAAGCATTACAAGTTTTAGATTCTGATGGAGTTAATAGATTTAAATCTGGATTTTTTGTTGATAATTTTAAAACTAATAATTTTATAAATTTGAAAGATTTAGATACAAAATGCGTAATAAATAAGAAAAATGAAGAATTGAACGCCAACATTTCATTTTATTCATTAAAGTCTGAGATTGGTACTAATGAAAGTGCTAATATTGATTCTTTAGACTTTTCTTCTAATTTTATTCCTCTAGATAATAATATTAAAAAAACAGGAGATTTGTTAACATTAAACTATACAGAAATTTCGGCAGGAATTGGACAAACTTATGCTACTGCTTATCAAAATGTAAATCCTGCAGGAGTTTCAAACTATAATGGATATGTTAAATTAACTCCATCTTCAGATACTTGGGTAAGATCAATTAATTCTGAAAATGGAATTATAATAAAAACGCAGGGCGAATGGAATAATTCATTTGTAAATGAAACTTTATTAGATAATAATTCATCAGATAAATTTAAATCAAAAAACATTCAATTTGAAGCTACTGGGTTGCAACCAAATACACAGTATTATTCATTCTTCGATGGAAATTCAAGTATTGATTTTATACCAAAATTATTACAAATATCAATGAGTTCTGGTTCTTCTTCGTTCCAGGTTGGTGAAACAGTTGATGGGTACTATGCTGGAATTAAAGTTGCCAGTTTTAGATTAGCCACTCCAACACATAAAAAAGGAATTTATAATTCTATTACTCCAATAGTATCATATACACAAAATCCATACAATACTTCATTAAGTCTACCTGCATATTCTTCAGCATCGACTACTTTAAATATAGATACTTATTCTCTAGCAGATGATGCTTCAGGTAGATTTTTTGGTTATTTACCACAAGGTGCAATTTTAATTGGAAAAACTTCTGGGGCGGAAGCAACTGTTTCTACGCAATCTTTAATTACTGATAATGTTGGAGATTTAATCGGATGTTTCTTTATAAGAAATTCATTTCAATCTCCAGCACCATCAGTTTCTTTTGGGGTGGGCACAAAAACTTTTAAATTATCATCCAGTTTTACTAATTCACCTTCCACCACAGTTTCATTTACTCAAAATACATTTTATGCAAATGGTATCGTAAATTCTCAAACCTACACAGAAAGTATTTCTTTAAGAAGACCATCTGCTGCTTTACCTTTAAGTGCTTTAAGAACTGATCCTTTGTCACAAACTTTTAGAACTGATAATGATGGTATGTTCTTATCATCAGTAGATTTATATTTTGCTGATAAAGATTCTACAGAAAAAATATTTGTTGAAATTAGAGAAACAGATATTGGGGGCACACCAAAACGTAATTTAGTTCAAGATTATGCACGTGCTGAACTTTATCCTTCCGGAATTACTACATCTAGCACGGGGCAAGTGGCAACAAATGTCAAATTTTCATCACCAATTTATCTTGAACCAAATAAACAATATGCAATTTCTTTAATTTGTTCTTCATCAAGTAATTATAAAGTTTGGACAGCACAAACTAATCAACCAACTATATCTACTCAAAATTTACCAAATGCTGAACAAGTAATCTATTCTAACAATTATATTGGAGGAAACTTATATAAACCTCAAAATGGTTCTATTTGGAATTCTTCTATATCAGAAGATTTAACTTTTGTTTTATATAAATGCAATTTTACTTCTTCTAATGGAACTGCATATTTCCACAATCCCAATATTTCTGTAGGAAGCACAACATATATTGATGATTTAAATATACCAAAATTAACAAACAATCCAATCAAAACTTTACCAAGAAAATTAAATGTAGGTATTACAACCTCCCAGATTTCAGTTGTCGGAAATATTTTAACTCCAGGAACAAAAGTTTATGAAGGAAATGCATTTGGATATATCGAAAATGTCGGTGGAAATATAGTCGCAATTACAACTTCAAATGTTGGAACTGGATATTCAAATGGAACATTTACATCTGTTCCACTTTATAGTATTACTGGTTATGGTATGAGTGCAACGGCCAACATTACTGTAACAAATAATAAAATATCTAACGTATCAATAGCTTTTAGTGGATCTGGATATATTGTTGGTGATGTTTTGGGAATTACTACAAGTTCAGTAGTAAGGGGAAGAGGTGCAAGATTGACAGTTTCATCCATTCAAAATATTGATACTTTGTATCTCACTAATGTTCAAGGACTTGAGTTTAGTTTGGGGCAACCAATATCATATTATAATGGGTCAACATTAGTATCTATGGCATCAACTCAAGTAATTAAACCAACATATGTCCCGAATTACATTTATTCGGGAAATATATTTGAAGTAACTCAATATAATCACGGTATGCAATCAAATAATAATATTGTAGTTATTTCAAATGTTTTTCCAGATACTGTTCCCGAACCAATTACTGCTAATATTGTTTCAAATTCATTGTCCATATCAGTAGCTAGTACATCGAACTTTACATCTTTTGAGGGTAAACCTGTTAACGCAAGCAATCCGGGATATGTATTAATTAACAATGAAGTTATTTCATACATTGATGTTGGTTCCCAATCTCTAACCATTGGACAAAGATCTAGATTTGGATCTCCAAATATCTCTCATAATGTTGGAGATTTACTTTACAAATATGAATTGAATGGAGTTTCGCTTTCCAGAATTAATAAGCAACACAGTTTACCATCAAATTCAACCCTCAAGTCTCTTAGAGGAATTGATAAGTACCATTTAGAATTTGATAGAACATACTTGAGTGATAAATCTTTTGGTGATAATCAGTTAAGTTTTATTGATGAAAGAATAGTTGGTGGATCAAATTGTAAAGCATCACAAAATATTCAATTTTCATCAATTGCACCATATTTTAACGTACTAACTCCAGAAAATACATCAGTTTCATCATTGTTAAGAACTGTATCTGGAACAAGCGTAGATG